CGAGTTGTACCCAGCCGTCAATGTCATGCAGGAGCTTCGGAAGATGTCGAGCTGGAGTACCGACAATCCCAAAAGGCGCAAGACGAAATCCGGAATCCGTCGGTTTATCAACGCTTGGCTCTCCAAGGAACAGGACAAAGGCGGGCAGTATCGCTATCAGGGGCGCAGCTCCAGCGGCAACGTGTTTACCGACATCGCGGAGGACATGAGAAATGGACAGGCTTGAAACGGCTGATATTCTGGCGGTTCTGAAAGCGGCCTACCCGCAATTCTATAACGGGCTCAGCCCCAAGGAGGCAAACAGGATCGTCGATCTCTGGGCTGAAATGTTCAAGGATGAGCCTGTCATGGTCGTCGCCGTTGCAGTGAAAGCCATGATCGCCTCGCGGACAAACACGTTTCCCCCGAATATCGGCGAAGTCAAAGAGCAGATCACGAAGATGCGCATGCCGAAGGAAATGACCGCCGCCGAGGCGTGGACGCTGGTCTATCGGGCGATTGCAAACAGCGGCTACAACGCGAAAGAGGAATACGACCGTCTGCCGCCTACGATTCAGCGGCTCGTTGGCTCGCCGCAGCAGCTTCGGGAATGGGGCATGATGAACGCCGAAACGGTGCAAAGCGTGGTCGCTTCCAACTTTCAGCGCTCCTACACGGTGCGCATCAAGAGCGATCGGGAGTATATGGCGCTCCCGTCAGACATAAAACAGATGATTTCCAGTGTCGCGCAGCAATTTGCACTCGGCGACGGAAACGAGAATGGAGGATGAGGATATGAAAAGATGGGCAAGGCGCAACCTGCCTACGGTTGTTCTTCTGGCGGCGCTGATTCTGCTCGCCGCTCTGGTGCTTGCGGTTGCGATGCCGCGCGAAACCGAAAATACGCCTACCGTTGCCGCGGCAATTTCGCCGACGTTTGACGAAGCGGCCTACCAGAGCCGCTTGGAGGCCGAAGCCTTCGCGGAGGTTGAACACGAAACAGCCGATATTCCCAGTACATACGATCTGTCAGAGCCTCCCCAAGAGGCAGACAGCGAGCCCTGCGGAAAGGGCGGCTTCGAGTGCCAGGACAAAGAGGACTGGGAACGCCTTGCCATTGTGATCTATCAGGAAGCCGGCGGCGACGATGTGTGCGATATGTGCCGCTATCGCGTGGCCGACGTCGTGCTGAACCGCGTGAACGATCCCCGCTACCCCGATACCATTGAGGGCGTTCTGATGGACGACAAATACGGCTTGCAATGGGGCCTGCTCTCCGTGACCGGCATCGTCTGGCCCGATAAGGCAAGCCAGCCGGGCGAAGCTGCCGCAGTGCAGCGAGCGTGGGATATTGCAGCCGATGTCCTCGAAGGACACCACAGCGACCTCGACGGAAATTACATCTGGTGCTCCGAGTACAAGCAGGGTTCCGATGTAATCTACTGCGACGGCATTTACTTCGGCGTGGGATAGGAGGCAGCTATGGCAAAAGACCCGAAACGGCAGCTTCTCGGCAAGATTGCCCGCCAGAAAGGCCAGTATTTCGAGCAGAGGCTTGACGGCTCTTTCGATTACTACCGCGACCGCGGCTATGCGGTGATCGAAAAGACGCCAGAGCCGATGAAGGTTATCAAACCGGAGGGCAACGGTCGATTCCTCGCCTGCTACACCAAGAAAGCGCAGGTCGATTACAAGGGCACGCTCAAAGGCGGCAGGACGATCCTGATCGAAGCCAAATTCACGTCCACGGACCGTCTGACGCAAGATCGCGTTCTGGATATTCAGGCAGCCTACATGGACAGACACCAGCAGCTCGGCGCTCGCTGCTTCGTCGTTGCCGGTTTCTCGACCGGCGAGGTCTACAAAATCCCTTGGGATGACTGGCGGCGCATGAAAGAGCTGTTCGGCCGAAAGTACGTAAAAGAAACCGATCTACAAAATTACAGAGTGAAGACAGCTTGGAATGGAACGCTGTTTTTACTCGACTGACAACTGAAAGGAGTCACTACCATGAGCGAAATTTCGATGTATGAAGCGCAGAAAAAGAAGATGGAAGGCTTGTGCGAAGAACACGACCTGACGTATCGCTTCCAGAAAGACACCTATCCGCCCACGTTCACGATCTCCCCGATTCAGGGCATGGACGCCCAGCTCTCCATGCTGGAGAACGTCGAAGAAGCCGGGTACATCAGCCCCGCCGCTCGAATGACATGGATTTTCAAGGACGGCGCATTGGAGACAAAGGTCACAGGCGGTACATTCACCATCAGCAAGACACTTCGAACTAAGATCGAATCTGTTTTGATGAAGATGCTGACGTACTGGATGCAGTATTTCTTCCGCGACGTTATGGAAAAGCGCAGTCTCAAAGACGGCATGATGCCCGTTATCAACGAGGATGAGGTCGAAGACGATGATGCCTACGAGGAAGATCCGGAAGATCCGGAAGATCCTGATGACGCCGAAGCTGCCGAAATGCTCGACGGCGATGACGCGGAGGATGGCGCAGACGATGATCTCGGCGACACCGCCGACAGCTCCGATGCCACGGACGATGATCTCTACGATCAGGCTGTCAGCATCGTGCGTATGGAGAATAAGGCGACGGTATCACTCCTGCAGCGCCGCTTGAACGTCGGTTATGCCCGCGCCGCCCGCATCATGGAGCTGCTGGAGGAAAACGGCATCGTCGGCCCGTATGCTGGCTCGAATCCGCGCGAAGTGCTCCCGGCTGATGAACCGGACGATATGGAGGACGCGGCTGATGAATGAGTTGAAGCCGTCAATGCTCAGGCGTGAGGACTACAAGGCCATCAAGCACATGAACCGTGAGGACATGACGAAGTACCTCTACCGCATCTACCGACGCGGCTTCGATGCCGGCGTCGAGTCCACCAAAGGTAAGGTCACCAAGCGTTCCATCGTACCGCCCGAACCGGCGCAGACGGAGGAATAAGCCATGGGAAGAAGTGTGCCGCACAATCTGAAAAGCGTTCACCAGACGGAGTTCGTGAAGATATTCAATTCCCTCTGTGGCCGCTATGGCCGCTGGGAAATCTGGCAGGATTTCGTAACACTCGCCGCAATCGCGATCTCAAATACCGTTGACCGGAGTCAAGCCGCTGAGCGCGAAAAGACGTACATGACGATTGCCGGAAAGTACAAGCCCGAAGAAATGCTCAAATTCTCGCAGATGCTCCAAGAAGTCGTGATTGGAATGGACTTCAATCCGGATCAGGACTTCCTCGGCGAGCTTTACATGGCACTGGATTTGGGCAATGACCACGCTGGGCAGTTTTTCACGCCCTATAATGTCTGCCGCATGATGGCTGAAATCAGTGCCACAGACCTCCGAGCGCGTGTAGAGCGGGACGGCTGGATCTCCGTCAACGATTGCGCTTGTGGTGCAGGAGCGCTGCTGGTGGCGTTTGCAAATGCCTGTACGCGGCAGGAAATCAACTACCAGACCTCCGTGCTTTTTACGGCGCAGGACATTGACTACATCGTTGGCCTGATGTGCTACCTGCAACTCTCGCTCATGGGCTGCGCCGGGTACGTCGTGATTGGCGACTCACTTCTTCATCCCTCAACAGCACTTGACCGCCGGGGGCTTATCCCCCGGCCAGACCAGAACATATGGTACACCCCGTTTTATTTCCGCGACATCTGGCACTACCGCCGCATTTGGGCGCAGATGGATTTACTGCTTCAGACAGACGAAAAACCCGCCGAGCAAGTTACCGGCAAGTTAAAATCGTCTGCCGCGCTGCCGCCCTTGCCCTTGCAGGAAACGAAAACCGGGCAGCTCACACTATTCTGACAGAAAGGAGGAATCGCCTGACACATGGGAAAATGGACGGACGATCAACTTCAATATCTCCGCGAGCATAGTCGCTCACAGCCGGCAGCGGCTATTGCCGCAGCGCTTGGCCGGACGGAAGGGTCTGTACGACAAAAGAGGCGTTCGCTCGGACTGCAAAGCTATCACGCAGGATGGACAAAAGCAGAAGAACAATTCCTCCAAGATCAATGGGGCGTCATGTCAATTCCCGCGATTGCAAAGCACCTTAACCGCTCCGTCGAGGCTGTCATCGTGCGAAAAAACAGGCTGGGGCTTGGCCCGGTTCTATTCGGCGGCGACTACATATCCATGAATCAGCTTATAATCGCCGTTTGCGGCAACAACGCTGGTGGCGGCTACAAGCTGAAAAGCTGGGTCGAAAACCGCGGCCTCCCGATTCACACGAAGCGCGTCAATCAGAACAGCTTTCGCGTCATTCGGCTCAATGAGTTTTGGAAATGGGCAGAACAGAACCGCTCGTTCATCGACTTTTCCAAAATGGAGCCGTTGGCGCTGGGTGAGGAGCCTGCATGGGTAGCCGAGCAGCGCAAGAAAGATTTTCAGTCGTTTGCCATCCAGCGGAAAGACCCGTGGACGCCTGATGAAGACGCGCGGCTGAAAATGCTGCTTCAGCAGCACCGGTACGGATACGCCGAGCTTTCTGACATACTGCGTCGGTCCACAGGCGCGATCCAGCGCCGATGCACAGACCTCGGCATAAAAGAACGTCCCGTCAAGGCCGACAATCACGGCACATCTTCCGCATGGACGCAGGTTGATTTCGATGCTCTGGCAGATGGTATCCGGCACGGCGACAGTTACACCGCCATTGGGAAGGTGATCGGCAAATCAGAAAAGGCAATCCGCGGAAAGGTCTATTTTGTTTACCTCACAGAGAATCAGGACAAGGTACGCGCTATGCTCAAAGATCAGCCTTGGGGTTATGGCGCGCCAGACCCGACCGTAAAGCAGGCGGTACACCTGTCCAGAACGCGAACAGAAACCGTGCAAACACTTGAAATGCTCTGCTCAGTGCTCCGCAAGCGCATCAACGACATTGACGATAATCCATACTGGCAGCGGCTGTTATGCGTAAGCTGGGATGAAATCAAAGGGTGTGACCGCTGTGAAAACTGCGACGAATGCACCGAGTTCCGCAGAATCCCGCCGCAGCACTGCGCTCGCTGCGGTCGTTCTTTCATCGAGCGCAAAGAAAATACATTCTGCCCAACCTGCCGGCTGGCGCGGAAGAAAAAAGCGCAGCGGCATTGGTGCCGCGTAAACGGAGCGCAAACGCGCCCCTGAACTGAAAGGAGATTCACAAATGCCTCAAATCGTAAATATCGCAATCGACCGTCTTTTCCCACACTCCGACAATCCGCGCAAGGATCTCGGTGATCTGTCGGAGCTTGCCGCAAGCATCAAGGCCAGCGGCGTTCTGCAGAACCTGACGGTCGTTCCGGATGAACCGGACAAC